TGTTTCATCTAAGTTATTTAAGTTTTTCACTATTATTTTGGAAATGCCCTCTACATATCCAAGTTCACCTACTTCCATCAAATCATTAAGCTGTAATTTTATGGAATCAACAAAATCAGTAATATTCATCGCATTTTTACAGGTCTCGTTTAAAAAGAAATTAAGGTTAAATGCTTTGTTATGTGAATTGGTGTGAGTATTATTAGTGTTAATATTATTAGTAGTACTATTTGTTATTCCATTCTCTGTTAATTTAATCATCATATCTTGTTGCCCTTTAATAAGTTCAGCATTTTGTTTAAGAAGAGTGATTATGAGTTCATCTTTATCAAGTTCAGTAAGTTTTTTACTTGTTTCATGTTTGGATTCTTCTTGATTACATTTCTGTTTATGTTTCCATAGTCCTGCATTAGTCCTAAATTCTTTTTCACAATTTTTACATATTAGGACTTTTTTCATTTCCTTAATATTTCCATCCATTTCCATATGTTTTTTAGTATTCAAGTGTTTTTTATAATCTTTTGAATAAGACGTAAAGTAGTCACATAATTCACAACAAAAAATTTGTGGGATTTTTGAGGACTTTTTGATTTCCATTCTCCTATATATTAGGAAATGAAAAAGTCCTAAATCATTTTTCGAAAAAAATATTTAAAAAAATATCATAACAAAAATTATTTTTATGATTTAATTTGTGACGATAAAATTTCAACATCGTCACAGAAATTTCGGTCAGTAAGGACTATTTTCACTTTCCAATTTTGGACATTTTTTTTGTCCATTTTCAGAAAGTTGAAATACTTTTCATTTTTTTAAATCAGTAATTTTCTCTTCACGTGTAGGGAACTTTTTTTCACCTTTTTTTCAAAAATCAAGGATTTTCCCTTCATACTGTAGTGTATCGGTCTTTAAGTAGGTTAATAAATATATTTAAATTTCCAACTTAAAGAAACTCTAATATTCCAAAAGCTGGACATTCAATACTTTATTTGGTTTGTACTTTAAAATATCTAATTCTTTACTTGTAGTTGGAAACTCTTTCTCTCCATATATATCTTGAAGCATTAACCATTCAAATAATCCTCCAGTATAAATATATACATTATAGAAACCGAGAGAAGTTAGTTGATTATATTTATTGTATATTTTGTCATCATTGCTATTCTTACCATAAATTACTATTTTTATATCTTTCATACCTCTTTTTATGCAAGTATTTATAGCATTTTCTTCATTGTTAATATTTATTGTATTTATAATCAAACAAATTTGTTCTGATGTAGAAAGAGTATTTATCAACAAATGTCCTTCAGGATTTTTTGTTATAAATTGAATATCTTCATAATTAATTTTTATTGATGATGATTGTGAATTTCCCATTATGTATTATTTAAGTTATTATTTTAAGTTTTTTTTAACAATTTTACAAAATTGTTATTTTTATAATGAAAAAATAAGAAACTAAATAAACCAAGAATTACATCATATAATAGATATATCCATCCTTCCCTCATTTTATTTATCGCATAATATGAAAATATTAAATAAAATAGCGAATGAAATGGTCTTAGGTCATTCCACCATATTTTATCCCCAAATACTTCTGCACCTGTTTTTCTGGTTCCACTTAAAAATAGATAACCAAAACTTATTCCTATTATTAATGTTATACAACCTAATATGGGCAAATAATCAATTGATATATTTTTAGCTAAATAAGCCAAAGCAAGTCGTGTTGGTATACAACCAAATAAAAATAATACAAATCTTTTTTGCATATTATTCATAATGTCTATATAGATAATATGAATATTTTAGTTATAATGACAAGCGTTTTTATCAAATATCAAATGATAATTATTTAGATGAACATCTGTTACATAAAACCTAAATTATACAGTAAATAATGTGAAATATCTTTTTTTAATATTTATAATCAAATAATTCAAATTCTTCTTTATGTTTATCATAAACAATTTTTTTCAGTTCTTCATTATAATATTCTTTATAATCATTATCTTTTCTATAATTACTTTTAAATTTCGGTAATTTACTAATGTCATATTCAATATTTAATTTTTTACAAACTTTTTCTAAATCTTCGTGTAAAAATTCAAACCTAATATAAAAATCAATACATGATTTATTATTTATAAAATATCTATTATAATTAACACAATTTTGTTTTCTAACAAAATCATTAAAAGACACATTTTCTCCATCTCTGTATTTTATCATATTATATAAGGATACCATTTTATCATATGGATTTCTAACAACACAAAACTTTAAATAACTATTAAAAATATCGTTACCAATATAATTTTTGATTTCCTTAGCACTCATATGATTGTAATACTTTGTTTTTTTTCCATTTTCACGATTACCTACAATACCATATTTACTTATATTTGAATCTAATTTATGTTGAATAATATGGTCGGTATTGGGGTCCATACAATATTTTTCAAAATATGCTTCTATACTTGTTCCCGCAACTTTAACATTTTTTATATATATAAATTTAAATCTATGTGATATTAAAACCATGATATATTATATATAAATATAATTTCACTTGTGTAAAAAGATGAAAATTTAAATCTTCAAGGGTGTAAAATCAAAAACAAATAATATAGTATTAATGAAACTTCACAACAATTTCAACCTCTTCTTTTTTGATACTTTTAGTAGCGGATATTGAAAGCTCTTCCCTCTTTTTACGTGTCTTTGCGTTATCAGTCAAGCTATCCTTCCTCTTTGATGTGCTATTACGGTTGTTCATATCCTTTTCAATGACATCATAATTTTCGTCAATATAATTAATCACCTTATTTTCAAGTGCCCATTTGAAAAAATTCAATTGTCCAATAGTTGTTTCAATATATGTCCCGTTCTTATATGGAATGCTTATTCTATCCCATCTACAAAATGGATCAAATCTTTTTTTGCTATAAGCCTTTAATTTGAGCTTATAATCAAAATAAACCTTAAAGCGAATTTTGTCACCATTTTGATTTATCATTTCATATAAAGTATAATTCTTTTTAGCATAATTTGTAGCAAACCAATCTACAATACGTAAAGAAATTTTAGATTCACCTGTAATTATTTTTAACATTTTACTCAAATTATCATCATTCTTATAAAATTCTAATAAATTATTTAGTAATAATTCATTTTGCGTAGTATAATTAGATTGTGTAGTCATTATTTAACATAGTTAAAAACATATTTAAGTTGTTTAAAAAATATAATATTAATTTTTATAATAAAAACTTTATATATATTATAATGACTGATTTTATGGCAGATTATTTTGGTCCTTTAGACAAAACTAATTGTGTATATTTTTTAATTATATGCGCTATATTTTTTATATTGTTAGTATTTTCTTTGTTTGCTAATATTTTGTGGGTAATAAAGAATTACAAACAACTTAACTTTAGAATTTTTACTGGAGGTGTTTTAATGTTATTCAATTTATTTATTGCTTACTTTGTAAATAGATTATTGTACTCAATGTGTAATAAATCTTTAGCTTAAATTCTTCTCTTCTTGAGTATTAACTGGTTTCAAAAATTGGTCTCGTATTGAAATATCATCTACATAATTAGTTTGACCTAAAAATGGATTAAAACCGATTTGTTGAATCATTTCTCTATTTGCTAATTTATCGCCTAATTCTTCTCTTTTATTAGACACTTTAAAACCGGTGCCAGATAAAGATTGATTTAAAATTTCCCATGTATTTTCATCATGATTTAGAGATGATGAATATGCTGTTGTTTCGATTTTTTTACTAAATTCCTCTTGTTCCATTTGTATTTGATGTTTCATTCTTCTTGATCTTTCATAAGGTTGACCATCTGTCCATTTCCGATTCATTAATATTATATAATTATTTAATATTAATTTAAAAACGCGATAATTAGACATTATTATTCTCTCCAGCAACTTTTACTAACTTCATTTGTTTAGTGAATAAAAACTTTTCGTCACTTCTTCTTCTTCGTTTTAAATTACATTCTAAGCATGCCAAATAAAAATTGTCAATATTATGACCCAAATCATTGTTAATCCTGTCAACTGACCATTGTTTAGATTCTCTCGAAATATCATATAAAACATTCATTTCTCGATGACAATAATAACATTTCAACTCACATTCTATCATTTTATTTGTTACACATTCTAACGTAATAAAGTTTTCACTATCTAAAAGTTTTTTAGTTATATCTTGTTGTTTATATCCATATATTTTTTTATTAATTTGCTGTAAATATATTTTTGTTGTTTGATCAGTAAATTTATGTTTATTTTCAATTAATTTTTTAATATTATTTAACTGATTATCATGACAATAATCATCAGTTGTAAAAGTCCATTTTTCAGAAGCCACACGTTTTTTATTTTTCTCAGTTTTACGCGGTTCTATCAATGGATTTTTAACGCGTGTATTAACAGCTTTAATCATAATACTTTTTGTCTCCATATATAAAATATTTATAATATATTGTTTCTATTAAATAATTCGAATGGAATACATATTCCTAAATTTATATAAATTTCCAAAAGGATATAAATATACATCATTAAATATATATTTAACAAAACTAAGTTAAACTTAATTTTATATATTATAGTATAGATGGAATCTGAATGTCAAGAGCTTAAAAATTTAAAATATAAAACATTGTTGTTAAATGGTGTTTCTATACAAGAAACTAAATCTACATCTTCCGATGAATTGTCTAATTTAGATAAATTTTTAGAAAATGAAAAGAATAGTAATAGTAATGAACCTTGGTCTAAATTAAATAGGACCATAAAAACAAAAAAAATACAAGAATATGTTGAAGTTTATAAACAACAAAATCATTTAAATGATGAAGAAAGCGACAATTTATTTTTATTTCTTAAAGATTGTATTGATAGAAAAAAATTACATAGAGTCAAAGATGTTATATATGATAAAGAAAACGGAACAATAAAAGAAATTCCTGCTTTATGTTATGTCAAATCTAATAAACATTTTACTCTTAAAAATATAGATAAACGTGTTTCAACACTAAAATCCTTAGCTCCTAAGAAGGGACAAGGAACCATAAGAAAAAAGGAAGTTTTAACAAAGTATAATTCTGATTCGGAAGAAGATGTTGAAAATTAGTTTTAATTAAAACTAATTATATTAAAAAGATTTAAATAATATATAGTAGTAATAATGATGACTTTATTTGATTTGGAACCATTGGAAGACATAATGGATACATTAGTGTTTGAAGATGAACCTAGTGTTTTTAATGATGAATATGCTGCTGAATTTGTTGAAACTGCTTTACATCTTATGGAAGAGTTTATGACAGAAAACCCTACAGCAATAACAGAACCAAATTTTCATGATATTTTATTAGAAGAAATAAAAGACTTTTTTTATATTCAAATGGAAGACCATATTCTAGATAGCGAATATATAGAAGACGATATGAATGAATTACTCGCAGACGCGTTTAATATTTACGTAACAACTTTTCATCCAGAACGTTCTTTAAAAACTAATGATGAAGAAGATGTTTATGAAGCTGATGAAGAAGAAATTAATATTATCGAGCAAAAAATACAATATTTAAGGGATATACCACAACCTGTACAAAGAACTCCAGACTGGTATAAATTTCGTTGGAATTTAATTACTGCCAGTAACGCTTGGAAGGCTTTTGGAACTCAAAGTACAATTAATCAACTAATTTATGAAAAATGTCAGCCTTTAAAGGACTACACAAGTGAAAATGTAGTTGAAGACGTTAAAATGGTAAACACAAATACAACATTACATTGGGGACAAAAATATGAACCATTATCTGTTATGATTTATGAAAATATGTATAATTCAAAAGTAGAAGACTTTGGATGTATTCAACATCCTGTATATAAATTTATTGGCGCATCTCCTGATGGAATTATCATTCAATCAAATACTGGACGTTATGGTCGTATGCTTGAAATTAAGAATATTGTTAATCGCGAAATAAATGGTATTCCAAAAAAGGAATATTGGGTTCAAATGCAGTTACAAATGGAAGTATGTGATCTTGATGAATGTGATTTCTTAGAAACAAAATTTATTGAATATTCTGATTATCAAAGCTACATAAATGACTCAACAATAGCAACATTTAACGGTGAAGATTTTAATAGTTATGTAACTACAAAAGATGGAAGCTATAAAGGCATTATTGTTCATTTTCATACAAGTCAAGGAGCACCACATTATGAATATATGCCATTGAATTTATGGACACCAGATGATGTAGTTAACTGGGAAGAAAAGATTGTTCAAAAATATGAATCAAAACCATATAATTACATATTTCTAAAATTTATTTATTGGAAACTTGAGAAATTAAGTTGTGTATTGGTTTTAAGAAATACAGATTGGTTTAAAAATAATGTTGGACAATTAGAAACAGTATGGAAAACTATAGAACAAGAAAGAATATCTGGTTATGAACATAGAGCTCCTGTTAGAAAACAAAAAAAAGAACAAGCTACAAAATCTTATATAGATTCTAATAAAGAAGAAATATGTCTATTGAAAGTAATTAAGATAGATACTTAGTATAAAATATTTTGCATATCAGTTCTATACGGTAAACTTGTAATAACTCGTTCATCAGTTGTAAAGTACCCTACTCTTGTTCCACAATTAGAATTTACAGGAGGTAATTGTTTTACAGAATTATCACCCAAAAATTTGTCATGATATAAAGCACCACACATAGATGCTGGTGTACATCTTCCAACATCAGGATTATTTGGATATCTTATATTATTTGTAATTTGAGAATATGAACCTAAACCAAAAGTAGGATAATGCCACCAAATATTACTCGCATTATCATTAGATATTTGGTTTTTACCAATTTGTGGATAAGTGTCCTGAACTAATACTTTAGTTTGAGCATCAGGAAATTTACCAGTAGATTGAACTAAAGTATAATTAGAATATCCTTCATATATATTTGAAAAATTGAATACTAATGGCAATCCAAGAGCTAATATTATTAATAACAGTAAAAAAACTATTTGTTTCATTTATATATAATATATATATATATATAAATTGATAAATCAAAATTATTTGAAATTTTTAATTTTCTAAATTATATATTTTTTAATATTATTACACCTTTTTACGTTTCAAATATCAATGTAAATTTTACTATTATATAAAAATCGAAGTGTAAATGGCAATAGGTGTTAAATATTATTTTCGAGCATAATTCTTCAAAGATACACATTTAAAATTTTTATCTCTTATTTGTTCCTTTTTACATTTTTTATTACATCTTCTTGTTTTGATATTATAATCTTTGTTTAAAGATTTACAATGTTTCTCTTTTTCTATTGATGTAATTTGTTGAATAGATAATTTTTTTCTGGATTTGTTATTAGATGAAATAATTTTATTTTTACGAATAACCTTTGTTTTGGCACATCTAAAGTTTTTATCTCTTATAAATCCTGGTTTACATTTTAATACACATCTATTTGTTTTTGGATTTAAAACAGGTTTATTTGGTGGACATTCTTTTTCATCTGCTTTTTTTAATTCTTTTTTCTCTAATTTTTCAACAATTTTTTCTACCAATGGTGATGGATCTGGTGTTTCCTTTAAATAATAGTTATATTTTTTTAAAAGTATAATATAATCACGTTTAAGATCGTGTATGTTAATTTTTCTAATTGCTGGATTAAGCACACTATAAGTAAAAAATAGATTTTTAAATTCGTCAATAAAACCTACATTCATTCCAGCATCAATAAAATAATAATCTAACCCTCTAAGTGCTAAAGATAAAGAAAATAAATCAAATGTTTTAATAACAAAATCCATAAATTTCTTATGTGTTTTAAAATATCTTTTTAACGCGAAACATTTCCTAATGCTTGTATCATCAAATTTTATTTTATTTGTACAACTGTTTTCTGGTGGAAAATAACTCCAACTAACTGCAAAATCTTCAATATTATTTTTAGTTTTTTGTCTTAATCTTTGTGATTTTATCATTAAACCAAAATCTATATATTTTGTTTTTCCATTATTTACATTATAAACTATATTTAGTAGCTTTATATCACGATGAATAATATTATTAGATTGAAAAAACAATAATCCATCAAATAAATTTATTAAAGATGTTAAAAAAATTTTTCTTTCATTTAGTGTTTGTTTTGGAAAAACAGTCCTCATAAAATCTTTTATATTAATACCACCATCTTGTAATAATAACATACTTAGGGAATTATTTTTTTTACGAAATGCTCGTTGTACTCTTTCATTTGTACAATTTTTAACACTATCGTCAAAAACTGTATTCTCTAAAGGTTTACAGTAAATTGGTGCGGTTATAGCATATTTATCTAATCCTTTAATATTATTTATATTATTATATTCCTTTTCTTCATTCTTTGCGTCTCTATCAACCATAATTTTGGATACTTTATCATTATAATCAAGATGTTTAGTCTTTGTATTGGTAACACATTTTAAAGGTGGTTTTAATACGCAACCATAGGTTCCTTCTCCAACAACTTTGGATGTCATTTATATAATATATAAATAATATTTAAAAAAAAATATATAAAACTAAAGATTCAATTTATATAATAAATATGGACAATACAAATGAGATGCACGTAATTAAACGAAATGGTGAGTTTGAAGATTTATTATTTGATAAAATTTTAAATCGAATTAGAAAATTAGGTCAAGAAGCTGGAATACGTGTAAATTATCAGTCCCTTGTCATGAAAGTTGTAGAACAATTATACGATAAGATACCAACATCTAAAATTGACGAATTAGCAGCCGAACAATGTGCAGTAATGTCAACAAGCCATCCAGATTACGCATCTTTAGCAGGAAGAATAGTTGTTTCAAATCATCAAAAAAATACAGACCCTCTTTTTACAAATGTGATGACAGAATTATACGAGTTTAAAGATATACATGATATAAATAGGCCATTAGTTTCAGAATCCCTCTGGGAGTTTGTTCAAGAACATAAAGATGTATTAAATGAAATGATTGTTCACGATAGAGATTATCTTATAGATTATTTCGGATTCAAAACATTAGAGAGAGCATATTTATTTAAAATAGGAAATAAGATTGTTGAAAGACCACAACATATGTGGTTGCGTGTAGCAATAGGAATTCATGGAATAAAGGATAACTCAAATGCGTTAAATCTTGTTAAAGAAACATACAATTTAATGTCACAAAAATACTTCACTCATGCTACACCAACATTATTTAACGCCGGCACTCCTAGACAACAATTATCAAGTTGTTATTTGATTGGAATGGAAGATGATAGCATTGATGGCATATATAATACATTAAAGGAAACAGCTTTGATTTCAAAATATTCAGGTGGAATCGGTCTACATATTCATAACATTAGAGCAAAAAATTCTCACATTAGAGGAACTAATGGAAAAACTGATGGACTAGTACCAATGCTACGTGTATTTAATAATACTGCTCGATATGTAAACCAATCAGGTAAGAGAAATGGTTCGTTCGCTATTTATTTAGAACCATGGCATGCTGATATTGAAGATTTTTTAGAAATGAGAAAAAACCATGGTGACGAAGAAATGAAAGCTCGTGATCTGTTCTATGCTTTATGGATTTCTGATTTATTTATGGAGAGAGTAAAACATAATAAAAAATGGTCGCTAATGTGTCCAGATGAGTGTCCTGGATTAAGTGATGTTTATGGGGATAAATTTGTTGAGCTATACGAAAAATATGAATCTGAAGGAAAAATTAGAAAGTCAATTGATGCAAGAGATTTGTGGTTTAAAATGTTGGATGCTCAAATGGAAACAGGCACACCATATTTGCTTTATAAAGATGCCGCTAATTCTAAATCAAATCAACAAAACCTTGGCACTATTAAGTCGTCAAATCTTTGTTCCGAAATTGTCGAATACTCAGACGATAAAGAGACTGCTGTATGTAATTTGGCATCTATTGCTTTGCCAACATTTGTTAACCAAACTACTAAAGAATTTAATTATGCTAAGCTTCATGATGTAACTAAGATTATTACATATAATCTTAATCGTGTCATTGATATCAATTACTATCCTACCGAAAAAACAAAGAGGAGTAATATGAAACATAGACCAATTGGTATTGGTGTTCAAGGACTGGCAGATGCTTTTATTTTAATGGATATTTCATTTCATTCAGATGAGGCAAAAGAGGTAAACAAACTAATTTTTGAAACTATATATCATGCTGCTTTAGAGAGAAGTAATGAAATAGCAATTGACAGAAAAAATGAAATATTACAAAAATCTCATTCTCGTTTTGATGTATTGGAATTATTAAATGAATATGAATATGATGCTATTATAAAGGGTAATCCAAATTATCTTCAAAATAGTTACTTAGGCGCATATAGTTCATTTAAGGGTTCGCCTGCTTCTCAAGGCATTCTTCAGTTTGATATGTGGTCTACCACGCCATCGGATCGTTACGATTGGTCTTCACTCAAAGAATCTATAAAAACTCATGGTATTAGAAATTCTTTATTGGTAGCACCAATGCCAACAGCATCAACATCACAAATTTTAGGTTTTAACGAATGTTTTGAACCATTTACTAGTAATTTATATAGTCGTCGTACTCTGGCAGGTGAATTTGTAGTCGTGAATAAATATTTGATGAAAGAACTTATTAACTTAGGTCATTGGGATGAAGAAATTAAAAATAACATTATTGCGAATAAAGGTTCTATTCAGCAATTAACAATGTTATCAGAACATATAAGAAATAAATACAAAATCGTATGGGAAATTCCTATGAAACATGTTATAGATATGACCGCTGATAGAGGTGCTTATATTTGTCAAAGTCAGAGTTTAAACTTATGGGTTGAGGACCCTACATATAACAGTCTTACTTCTATGCATTTCTATTCTTGGAAGAAAGGACTAAAAACAGGAATTTATTATCTAAGAAGAAAAGCAAAGCATCAAGCACAGCAATTTACAATTGAACCGGAACAACAAGAACAAGTTGAAGAACATGATGAAATTTGTGAGATGTGTTCGGCTTAAAATATAAAAAATATAAAAAATATAAAAAATATAAAAAATATAAAAATATTAATATGTCTTACCAATTTTGATAGTAGATAGTAGATAATTAATTTTTATTATTTATTAAAAAAAATGAATTAAAACTATAGTAATTTAATAATTCCAAACACTATTGTTATTAATTTAATACAATATGAATATAAGTGAAAAAATGTTTTTGTTGACAATGAAGAGTAATCAGAGAGCAAAGTATGCTGCTATGATAATTCACAGAAACAAAATAATAGGTGTTGGATATAACTGTGTTAGCTCATATTCAACAATAACAACTAACACCTTTTACGAGGCTTATAAATATAGTAATCACGCAGAAAGAAATGCTATAATGAATGTAAGAAATAAAAATCTATTGCCTTCAAGTAAAATAGTTATAGTTAGATTAAATGACGGAAAAATAGTACAAGCAAAGCCTTGTAAAATGTGTCAAGATTTATTGAATAAATATAAGGTAAGTAAAATTTGTACTTTATGTGGAGATAAAATCATAAAATCATAACTTATGTTAAAAAATCTGTAATATTTATATTTATATTTTTATTTATATTTTATTTTTTATTTATGAAAAGTTAATAAAAAATAAAAATTTATTGAATCTAATCTAATTTAATAGTATATTTGTTCAGAATATTTCTTAAATATCATACAATTATCAATCAAATCAATATTATGTTTTAATTTCATAAAACATCTTAATGTAACTAATATATCATTAAACGAGTTATGTAAATGTTTTGGTGTTTCATTAAACAATTTATCATGCAGTTCAATTAATTTTGGATATTTTAAATATGGTTTTCCGCTTTTATTAATTACTTGAATGTTACAAAATTTTATCGAATCTTTTAAAGTACATGAAATATTTTTATAATTATTTAAGAAATGTAGATTATATTTATATGATTTCAGTTGTTCTGTTGTAACCTGGTTTTCATTTATAATTCTTGATATTTCTACTTTAATCATATTTAAATCAAATTCAATATTATGTCCAACCAATCTATCTACATTCCTTAAATGATCAAAGAATACATTTAAAATTTCATTAATCTGTAAACCCGACTTTTGTGATAATTCATTTGTAATGTTATGAATTTTTGTAGATTCTTCTGGTATTAAAACATTTTCTGGAAGTTTGATTATATCATCTTTTGATTCGACAATATCATTCAATGATGAGTCATAAATTATAAAACTAAATTGAACAATATAGGGCCATTGATCTAAAGTAGAAGGGCTAATAAATTTAGTTTTTGGAAGCCCTGTAGTTTCTGTATCAAATACTAAAATTTTCATTATTAAAATTGTTTATTTTGATTTTAAGTTGTTATTTGAATGATTTAATATGTATTATCTATATAATTAAAAAATCAATTTTATATTTTATTATTTATTAAATCTAAATATAATTTTTACATGGCGCAAAACTACGTCTGTGCCAAATTGTAATACCATTTTCTTTTATTCCATCCATGTGTTTCTTGGCACCATAACCTTTATTTGAATTAATACCATAATGTTCTATTAATTCAGGATTTTGTTCGCATAAATTGTCAATATAATTATCACGCTCAACTTTTGCTAAGATAGAAGCAGCCGCAATTGAAGCAAATTTATTATCTCCACCTTTAATTGTAGTATGCGGTATGGATTCTATTTTGTTTGTTTCTTTATTAAATGACGTAATTGGATTAAAGTAATTTCCATCAATTAACAAAGTATAATTGAAATCAGTTCTCTCAAGTTGATTTTTTTCCTTCATTACTTTATTATATTTTTTTCGAATTTCATTGATTGAATTGTGCATTGATAATTGTGTCGCCTGTAAAATATTTATTTCATCTATTTTTTTCTCATCTTCATAACTTATATGCCAAGCCAAAGCATATTGCTTAATATATTCAGCTGCTTCTTCGATTTTCTTTTTTGAATGAAATTTTTTACTGTCTTTAACTTTTGAACAATCAAAAGAATCATCTTTAGGTAAAATTACTGCTGCTGTATATACTCTTCCTAAAAGAGGTCCCCTCCCAACTTCATCTACACCAATTTCAAATACATTTTCATCTTCGTTATAACATTTTTTCAATATATTTTTTGATTTTTCCTTTACAACTTTTTTTTTAGATTTTTGAAGCGAATCTACCTTTGGTTGAATAACATATTCCTCTTCATCTGAAGAATTATCAATTATTTCTGCTGGTTCATAGTGAGTATTCATTTTAATATATTAAAATTATAATATATTAAATTCTTATCAATTTTATTTAAATTTTTTCACTATATAAATTATACAATGAATACTGAAGCATTATTTCTATTCTTAATTTTATTGTTGGGTCTTGTTCTATGTTCTTTTTTAGGAGGCAATTATGTAAAAGAGGGATTAACAGGTAATTTTTCAGGTAGTTTTAATTTTACTGGTAATGGTAATGGTAATGATAATGGTAATGGCACACAATCATATTCAGGAGCATCAACTGGTTCTGGAAGTCAATATGATAACTATAATCATTATGCAGGTACTTCAACGCAATTATCAAGTGGTTCGACATTTTATGGACAAAACGGAACTACTGCTGTAGTCGTAACAAATAGTGATGGAACACAATCATTACAAATAACATTACCTGGTTCAACCACACCAATAACATTTACACCACAACAATCATCTACAGATTCTTCATCGTCTAGTGTTGAAAACTATACAAATTATTCTGGAAATAATGGTAGTGCTACAACTTATTATGGACCATATGGTGAAACTGCTACTGTTATTACTACTAATGATGGACAGCAAGCTATTCAAGTAACTACTTCATCTGGAACTTATATATACAACACTTCTGGAAGCCAAAATACAGTTACATCTACACAATATTATGGTAGCACAGGAACTCAAGTTCAAGGACCTTATGGTGGAAGTGCTGGTTCTGTAACTGGTCCTGATGGAAATACTGCTTATTATGCTCAAGGACCTGCTGGGAATACTGCTGTTGGAACTACTTCCAATAATAATAATGAATATTCAAGTAATCAATATTATGGACCTTATGGTGGAACTGCGGGTTCTGTAACTGGACCTGCTGGAAACACTGCTTATTATGCTCAAGGACCTGATGGAAACACTGCTGTTGGAACTACTTCTAATAATGATGGATACTCCAGCAATCAATATTATGGACCTTATGGTGGAACTGCTGGTTCCGTAACTGGACCTGCTGGAAACACTGCTTATTATGCTCAAGGTCCTGCTGGAAATACTGCTGTTGGAACTACTTCCGATGACGGGTATAATAGTGTATCCAATGGAATCCCTAGAAGTCAAATTCCTCCAGGACAAGAAGATTTGTATATTTTAAAATCTCAAGTTGTTCCTCCAGTTTGCCCAGCCTGTCCAACAAGTGCTGCTTGTCCCAGACAAGAACCTTGTCCAGCTTGTCCTCCTTGCGCAAGATGCCCTGAGCCAGCATTTGAGTGTAAAAAGGTTCCTAACTATAATGCTATTAATAATGAATACTTACCTGCTCCTGTATTGAACGATTTCTCTACATTTGGAAGTTAAATTAGATTATTTAATTTGTAATTTAATAAATAATTTAATTTTTTACTTATTTCATCTATATTCATTTTTTATTTTTTGGATTTAATACATTTTTTATCCATTTGAAATGTAGCACTTTTATCTTCTTGTGGAACAATATTAATCACACACTTAGATTTTTTTCCATATAATGGCTCGGTACATCCTTTTTCCTTTTTTTTTATTGTTTTAGTTCGTTTAAATGTAAAAATTTTGGATTTCTCTTCTGTACATCTAGACCTAAAATGTTCATATCTATCTCTAACATCACAATATGTTAAATGTGATTTTTTACCTAACATTTTATTGACTAATTCATGTAATTCGTAAACATATTTAGAAAAAGTTGCTCTATTTTTCATATGGCACATTAATAATGGTTTATTCTTTAGGTTATTTGTCAAATTTATTCTACAATGCTTACATGGCAATACATTCCTTAAATTATATATAAAATCTTTATAATGTTTTTTATTTTGGTTGGTTGGATTAACTGGATAATTAAAGCTCATAGTATGAAGGTAATGCCACATTGCCGCTCCCCAAACCGACGTTAACATTCCATCCCCAACATTGTAATCCTTTTTATTAAAAACATATTTCTTTTTTGTTTTATTATGTTTATTTTTATTTTTACGTGTTTTATTCATTATATATATAATTTAATAAAATAATATATATTAAAAGTATATGAATTCTAACGAACATTTTAGTTTAAATACTTTTACAGATACTACCAAAAGAGCATGTACTTGTTCAGCAGCATCTATCTTTTTAATAGTATTATTTATTATAAGCCCACTAAGTAGTTTTGTTATAACATCAATTTTCATAAGAGTTATTATATTATTATTATTGGCTTACACTATATATTTAAATACACAACAAAGTAATTATTTAAGACAAGCATCAAATTTAAATTTGTCTAATGAGATAAGTTTACAATTAAATATAAATATTGTATGTAGTTATGTATTTACTTTATTTATTGGCTTACTTATAATATTTGTTTTAAAAAGCTTTTTCTAATTTAGGAAGTGGTTTTTTAATGTCGAGTAATTTTTCATAATATAACTTGTCATTTATAAAACAATATTTTTTGATTTCAATTAATTTGCCATTATTAGTTCTAAATAACATTTTTAATAATAATTATAAATTATCTTTATATTGTATTCGTTTAAAGTGAATGTTAATTTCTTTTAGAATATATATATATATATAAATGGCTAAGTACATAAATTTAAACGCATCTTCATTACCGCCTTTAGATACTGAATCGTCAGGTATATTATCACGAGTTATGTCAGCAGGTAGCAATATGAGTTCAAACACTTTAATATTAATTTGTGGAGTTATATTATTTGCTGTTATTGGATTTATTTGTTATTATTATTACGTAACACCATCTTTAAATCCAACATATAAACCAAATAGTGAACCACCAACTGAAAGTTCGAGTAACACAGCAGAACTCTTATTCTTTTATGCTGATTGGTGTCCACATTGTAAAGCAGCAAAACCAATATGGAATGATTTAAAATCTGAATACGAAAATAAAACAATAAATGGTTATCAAGTTATTTTTGTTGAAGTAGATTGTTCAGAAGAAACTACAGAGGTAGAAAAATTAATAAATCAATATAGCGTTGAAGGTTATCCAACAGTTAAATTGATTAAAGATGGTCAAGTTATTGAATATGATGCAAAACCATCGAGAGAAACATTGACAAAATTTTTAAACACTGTTCTCTAAAAAGTTATAAGCTGTTTGTTTACCTTTTTCAAATAGTTCACGTCTAACTTCTATTTTAGTTAGCGAATTTTTTAATTCATTCAAACTCATATGAGTAGTATCAAAAATTATTTCGTTTTTCATGATGACTTGTATATTTATATTATTATTATCACGAATAAAATCAAATGATTTAAATAAAAAATTCAATAAATAGTCAAGCAATGTAGAATTCTCTACAATTTTAGAACTATTCTCGTTTCCATAATTATTTTTGAAACCGAGAATTTCATCATTTATTTTTCCAGAGTTTACACAAAAATAAATAGGATAATTACAACCAACACCTCCATCAATAAAACATTTTTCATCTATAAAAACAGGTCTTACCAGAATTGGTAACGCACAAGTCATTTGAATGGCTGTTAATATAGGTAAGTCTGGGAATGTTTCATGAGATATATCTTTTACTTTATATTCATTTATTTCAAAACTATACATATGAATATCAATATTAGTCAAAGTAAAAAAATCTTTCATTGTAATATTTAACGGAATATCTTTTGTATCAAAAAGTGGTTTAAAACATTTTTCTATATTTTTATTATCAAAAATGCCTTTTTTAGTGTAAGTATCTAAAATATTTTGTACTTTAATAGGAAAAACATCTTGCCAAGGTCTTTTAATAATATAATCATTAATAGTTTCCCAATCAAATTTGAGTGAAATCATAACAGCAACAATAGCACCAGCGGATGTTCCATAAATAGACTCAATATTTTTCATATTTAAATATTCCTTTCTCTCTAGCTCTTGAATAGCAGATATAATTTGAAACATAATTGGACCGCCACCTGATATAACTAAGTGTCTTATCGTCATAATCTAAATAAATATAATTCAAATTTTTTAAATCATTATAAATATTTTATCATTATATAATATGACAAAAAAGGTTTTAAAAAAGAATTTAAAAAAGAATTTAACAAAAAGAAAGAGATATATTAGAAAAACTAAAAAAAATAAAAAGAAAAATTATACTAAAAAAATAAAACACGGTGGTGATGTGTCAGAAGAATACAATAAAAAACAGTTGTTTAGACGTAATTTTAATAATTTAATTATTCAAATAAATAATGGAAAAAATATAAAACAAGCAGTAAATAATCTAATTAATTTGTTTAACAAAAATGACCTAATAAATACATTGATTCCTATAACATCAAATGGAAAATCTGTTGATAAAGAAACTTATAGCTTAGCTAAAACCCCAGTCACCATTTATGATTTTGTTTCGCCGATAATTGTAATTTTTGATAATTTAACTGGAAAAATAACAGATGATCAATTAATTAAAATTTTAAATGCGTATTATATTAATAGCGGTAATTTTAATAATTTAAGTAGTAGATTTAAAATTTCACCTTTTAAAAATGAATTAAACAAACAAAGAATTAATAATGTAAAAATATTGTTAGATGAATCAAATAAATTTCATATATATGAAGAAGGATTAGATGAAGAAACAAGAGATAAATTAGCTGAATTAATCCCAAATGAGCAAAAAATATTAACTGAGTCAGGTTCAAATCCAATACAGGAAACAAATCCAATACAGGAAACAAAACCAATACAGGAAACAAAACCAATACAGGAAACAAAACCAATACAGGAAACAAAACCAATACAGGAAACAAAACCAATACAAGAGTCAAAACAATCAAATAATAAATTAAACTTACCATATCAGTTACCAGATAACAATGAAATAGGTTATGATAAAACTATTGTTCCTGAATTTTGGAAACCAATATTTCAAAACGGAAATGAATTATTAGAAATTAGAGATGGATTTATGAGAATTTACGATTCAGATAGATATAAAGATGATACAAAAAAGGAAATAAATATTTGTAAAATATTAGAAACTATTGTTCCCGGTTATTTTACAAAAGCGAGTTTAAATTATAGAGAGACAGCAAAAACATTAGTTAATGTAAATATATTAAACTGTTTTATAACGTTGTTTTACGGAATGATTTTATATAGATTATATGATACCAAACAGGATTACTTATTTATTTTCAAAGGTGGACGTGCTTTACAACTAAGTTTGACAGATATAGCTGATATTGGAAAATATTTTAGTGAAGATACAGATATATTGATTATACCAAATAAGTTTGAGAGAAGTAGTTATGACTTAGATAAAATGGAAAATTTATCAGAACATATAGCTTATTTAATTAAATGGATGATTCCTGAAGAAATTAATATTTTTGTTAGTTTACCAACAAATCCAAAAAATAATAATAAATATATAACAAAATTATTATATAATGATGGCAAAATTTTTAAAGCATTATCAGATATAGGATTTGAAGAGATTAATGAAGATATTAGGAAATATTTTGATAGTCTTTCTTATTCACCAATTTATATTGATAATTTTGATACAACATCTTTATTTATAACACCAACATTAGATGATATGTTAAGTGAAAAGTTATTTTATTACACAAAATATTTTAAAATAAAAAAATTATTAGAGAAAGGTGAACCGATAAAAGAAAGCAAATATTCAGATTTAACAAAAGAAGATTGTGATTATTTATTATATAAATTTAAAAGAGCTATTTTAAAATTAGTCGAAGCTATTATAAAAAGAGATTATATGGGAGTAAAAGATTACGATAAGACACAAACATCAAGACTATTATTAAGAGGATTTATTGGTAATTTTGAGGATTATACAAATGAAGAAAAGGAAGAAACAATAGCAAGTATTTTTCCTTAAAAGTCAAATGTATTTTCCAAATAATTCTACATTATTTATTACTTTATTAATTTAATTTTGTATATTTTTATATTATATAAAATTAAATATGTCAAATATATTTACACTTGACAAACTTGAAGATTTTTCAGAAAAAATAAATATTGATGAACTTTATGAAAAGAAAAGACAACAAGATTTGAATAAATTAGCTCTATTTAATAAAATATTAAATCGTGTTCATGTCAGAATCAGAACAACTTCAAGACAGAAAGTAGATGAACAATTTTGCTGGTTTTTAGTTCCAGAGACAATACTGGGTGTTCCAAGATATGACCAAGGAGCTTGTATAGCTTATTTAATGGATAAGCTAAAAAATAGTGGCTTTAATGTACGTTATAATCATCCTAATTTATTGTTTATTTCATGGATACATTGGGTCCCACAATACGTTAGAACCGAGATTAAGAAGAAAACAGGAGTTAAAATAAATGAATATGGGCAAAAAATAGAAGATGATGATACAGATGGACAAAATTTAACAATTGAACCATCAGATCCCAATGATTATTTATTAAAAATCAATGAACCAGAAGGGAAAACAATTAAACAACAAAAGAAAGAATATACTCCAATAAAAACATATAAGCCTTCTGGCAATTTAGTTTATGATAATGATATATTAAATAAAATAGAAAACAAATTTGTTTAATGTATATTAATATCTTTTAATAATGTATGAGTAAAAAACTAAAAACAAATCTAATAAATAAAAATAAAACAAGAAAAAACAATAAATCATTAGATGATACAACTAAGTTAAGCAATGACCAAATTAATAAAATTTGTAAAAAATATCAAATCACTTATAAATCATTTGAAAAAGATGTAGAAAAAATATTCAAAAAAAATAATATAGATATAACATCAGCAAATTATAATCTAGAAAAGGCTGTTTTAAAAGATTTAAAAAAAGCAGTCAGTCCCTCAAAAATAACTCCAAATAACGATTTTTATTCATATATTAACGAAAGATGGTTGAAAAATATTGATTTAGAAGTTCAGCAAAGTTATATAATTCAAGTAGATGATTTTAGATTAGTTCAAGATAAAGTTTATAGAGAGTTAATAAAAATTATAGATGACTATTTATCTGTTCCAGAAACAAAAAAAACAAAAGAAGGTATATGTATAAAAAATGCTTATGAATCATTTAAAACTTTTAATACAATTGAACAAACAAGGTGTGCAAGTAAAACATTTGTTGAATATCTAGATAAATTAATGGAATCAGATTTAAATTTATGGGAAAAACTTGGTAGAGCGAATCAAAATGAAATTACGGCATGGAGTTGTCCATTTGTATGGTCGATTAATCCAGATGATAAAAACCCAAAAATTTATAGATGTTATTTAGAACCACCTCAAGTAACATTATTGGATACAGATATATATTTTGATGACGAACAAGATACAGAAGAAGACAAAAAGTATAAAAATAAATATAGAATAGAGTATTTAGCTTATTTATATAGTTTGTTTGAAATAGCATTTGGCGCAAATCATGGATATAATGTAAAAGATATTTATGATTGTGAAGTTGATTTATTGAATGCTATGTATTGCGACCTAATAAAAAATGAAGACGAAGATGGTTATAATTTAATAACAAAAGATGAAGCACTAAAAAAATTTGGTTTTAACTGGGTTGAATTTTGTAAAGGATTAGGTTTTAAAAAAATACCGGAAGATTTTGTTACATCAAATGTAAATTATTTACTATGCGGGACAAAATTATTAAAGGAAAATTGGAATAAACCTAAATGGAGAACATATTGGATTTATATATATATTAAACAACAGTGTAGATGGAATGAACTAGGACATTTAAATTATTTTGCATTTCAAGGAAAATTTTTAAGAGGAAGTGAAAGTGAGATTGATTTAAATATTAAACCAGTATTTGGTATGGGTTTTACGTTTAACACATTTTTATCAAATCAATACATAAAAAATTACGAAAATGAACAAGCAGTAGAATATGTAAAAATGATAGCAGAGGATTTGAAGATAGTTTTTACAAGAATTATTAAAAGAAATAAATGGATGGAACCTAAAACAAAAAAAATTGCTTTAGATAAACTACAAAATGTTAAAATGAAAATAGCTGAACCACCAAAATTAATACCAGATCCCTTATTAGATTATAAACCTGATGATCCATGGGGAAATTTAGTTAAGATGTCACATTGGAGACATGAACAAGCTATAGATTTAGTGGGTAAAAGTGTTATTAATATACCAGTAATAGATTGGTCACAAATTCTACCAAAATTTATTAGCAAACAAACTTATGTAGTAAATGCCATGTATACTCCAACAGAAAATTCCATATATGTTCCTTTAGGATATATACAGAAGCCTTTTGTAGATTTAGAACAAAGAGGCTTAGAGTATAATTTAGCACATATTGGTTTTACAATTGCCCACGAATTATCACATTCTTTAGACGATTTTGGCAGTAAATATAATAAATATGGTGAGTTAGAAGATTGGTGGACAGAAAAGGATAAAAAGGAATTTAAGAAAATTCAGGAAAATATAGTAAAACAATATGAAACGTATGCTTTATATGATGGAATAAAATTTGATGCGTGGCCAAGTATAGGTGAAGATTTAGCAGATATTTCGGGTTTTGCCATTTGCGTAGAATATTTAAGAGATTTTCAACAAAAAAATAAAGACATTTTGCCTATACAATCATTATCATTTGAGATATTCTTCGTTTATTTTGCATTACAATCTAGGCAAAAAATATCAAAGAAGGCTATTTTAGCACAATTAAAAACTAATCCACATCCTTTAGACAAATATCGTTGTAATATTCCATTATCCAGGTCCAGAATATTTAGGGCTATTTATAAAGTAATTAAGGGAGATAAAATGTGGTGGAATTCATTCAATAATGTTTGGACAAATTAAAATAATTATTTAGAAATAATATTTTTTAGCGTTCCAAAAATATTTTCTTGATAGTTTATATAATGGCAAAACATCATACTCGTCGTCATCAACGTTCTCATCGTTCAAGATCCAGATCCATGGCCCGTGGCCGTGCTCGTAGTGCTGCTCGCAGTGCTTCTGCTGCCGCTGGCCGTGCTGCTGCTGCTTCCCGTGCTGCCTCTGCTGCCGCGTCCCGTGCTGCTTCCGCTTCCCGCAGTGCCTCTGCTGCCCGTAGTGCTGCTGCTGGTCGTGCTGCTTCCGCTGCTGCTTCCCGTGCTGCCGCTGCTGGTCGTGCTGCCGCCGCCGCCGCTTCCCGTGCTGCCTCTGCTCACCGCGCCCGTGCTTAAATAATTAGCACAATATTTAATATTTAACTAATTACAATTAAATATTTAATTAATATATAATGAAAACGAGACGAAATAGAAGTTTTAAAAAGAATAAAAAAATGTCTAGAAAAGTTTCCAGAGGAAAAAAAAGCGGTAAAAAATGGATGACTGCTATTGATGCTGCTCAAAAAACTTTAAAAAAAACTGGAGATATTCAAGCAGCCAGAAAGTCTTTAAGAAAACAAGCTTTAACTAACGCAAGAAAACTCTTTGGTTCTGTAAACTTTTAAATTACTCTTATAAAGAGACCAAATTATACCAAAAATAATTATTTTTATATAACTTTCATTATATAAAAATTGATGTTTGAAATGTTAAAAGGTATAATTATTATTTACACATTATATATTGGATGATGTATTCTGTGAATTCACTAATTTTACATCATTAGAACTATTTGGTGGTGATACATCAACTGTTGTAGTTGTATCAGTAGTTGTAGTTGTATCAGTAGTTGTAGGTGTATCAGTAGTTGTAGTTGTATCAGTAGTTGTAGGTGTATCAGTAATTGTAGTTGTATCAGTAGTTGTAGGTGTATCAGTAATTGTAGTTGTATCAGTAGGTGTAACTGTATCAGTAGGTGTAGCTGATGACGACGAATTAGCTGAAATACCATCTCCGACAATAACTACAGAAGGTTGTTTTACAGGTTCTGATGATTTTTTTGTTTGAGAGATCATTTTAGAAGCCTCTTTTTTTAGATTTTCAATTTGTTTTTGTGTTGTCTGGACAATTTTGCTTTCAACTATTGCTTCAAACAGTTGAACACCATTAGCATAATCAGTTTCACATTTAACATATAAATCAATAATTAATTTTCTTGTTTTTACAACATTTTTTTGTAAAAGCTCATCAGTTAATTTAGGGTTAATCCTAATTACACGTTTTCCAGAATAAGGATCATTTACATGACTAAATAAATCATTTATTACTTCTAATAATTTGTATTGATTATCAGCAGCATTTTGAATCATTTTTTTTATATTTTCAGCGTAACTAATATATAATTTATCACTCTTATCAAGTGTATATTTTTCTTTAATAACAGGATTAGGAAGTTGACATCCAGGTTTTTTGCTATAATCACGTAATTTAATATCACTAAATTTTTTTATGGTATCAGGCATTTCTTTCTCACCTGTAAATGCTGTATAAAATATTTTTAAATCTTTACGAAATTGTTTTTCTGTTGCTTCTGACATACCAGTAAAGGTTCCATTTGAATAATCATACTTATCATCTAAATATAAACGCATAAGCTCTTGAATACCAGGCTCATCAGCTAATGTTTTTTGAGTATTTTCTTTATTAATATTCATATCACAAACCCGTGGCTGGATTGTTACACTACCTAATTTGTTATCTATTTGTTCACCTCTTTTAAGCGCTCTAATTCTATTATCACAAATATTAAGTTTATACAATTTTCTTTTGACATTTTTAGGAATTTTATCTTTTTCAAGAAGTGTTGCTTTAACATTTTGTCCTGTTGAATCCTTATACATGTAAACAGGATTAATTGTCGTAACAATAGCAGCGAATACATGTGCGACTTTAACATAATATTTAGCAATTCCAATACACACACGCTTTTTCCTAATACTTTTTTGTGTATCATTTGAAACATCTAAACTTTGAAGATTATCTTGATTAATAAATTTTATTTTTTCAGTTTTTAAATTATTAACTTCAACACCATCTTTAATTCTCTGAGCCAAAAAGGTAACTTCCATATCATTAAAGTATCTATCAATTATATCAGAAGTTAAAACAACCAGTTTATCACAATATGCTTTTTCAGAAAGTTTTCTTAAACTCTTAAAATCCATTGTTAAAATATAATGAGTTGCTATATAATCTACAATTTCATAAAAGTTTTTGAAATCCGAGTCAGATTTTTTAGTTGTTGTTCCAATACTATTTCCCATATATTATAGAGTCTTAAAAAATATCTATATAAAAATATAAATAAAATTGAATTAAAAAATTTATCTGGTTAATAATAATATAAGAATGATGAGTAAAGATAAAAGCCAAAAACGTAAAAATACAAATATAAATAAGTCGGAATTATGGAATATATTTGATTCAGAAATTGAAAATCCTGAAAAAGCAAAGGTTCCTTTAGAATGTATTTATGGAGCTGGAAATAGAGAACATTGTGAACGTTGTGAATCCAATTTAGCATTCTCTGAGGAAGGGTTTTTGACATGTACAAATAATAAATGTGGTATTATTTATAAAGATTTAATAGATCAAAGTGCTGAATGGAGATATTATGGAGCAGATGATAACCAGAATTCAGACCCAACCAGATGTGGTATGCCGATTAATCCACTTTTAGAAGAATCATCTTACGGATGTAAAGTATTATGCTTTGGACAAATGAGTTATGAAATGCGTAAAATAAGACGATACTCAGAATGGCAATCTATGCCACACAAAGAAAAAACACAATACGACGAATTTCAAATTATTACAACGATGGCTAATAATTCTGGAATTCCCAAAATGATTATTGATCACGCAATCATTTATCATAAAAAAATTTCAGAATCTGAATACAGATTTAGAGGTGTAAATCGCGACGGAATTATCGCAGCATCTATTTATATTTCGTGTAGAATTAATAATTATCCCAGATCAGCTAAAGAAATTGCGCAAATATTTAATTTAGATGCGAGTAGTGCGACTGAAGGTTGTAAGAACGCCTTATTGATAATAAATGATTTAGAAAAAGATATGGATAATAAGGAAAAAACGAATTTTGGAAAAACAAAACCAGAGTCGTTTATTGAGAGATATTGTAGCAAATTGAATGTAAATAATGAATTAACCAAATTGTGTCTGTTTATTTCCATGAAAATTGAAAAAAAAGGTATAATGCCTGAAAATACTCCACCATCAATAGCAGCAGGAGTAGTTTATTTTATAGCTCAATTATGTAAATTAAATATTAGTAAAAAGGATGTTAAAAATGTGAGCGGAACGAGTGAGGTTACTATTAATAAGTGTTACAAAAAACTTGAAAAAATTATTAAAGATGAAAATATGTTACCAGTAGCAATATCAAAAAAATATAATTTAGAAACAGTAATGTAATTTATTACTTTAGAAATTTATAAATTTTATATTTGTTAAGTTTTATATTTATTAAGTTTTAAATATAAAAATAAAAACTTGATGTTTACTATAATAATGTCCGAAGAAGTTAAGATTCCAAAACGTATTTTTATCGTTCCTTACAGAAATCGTGTTCAACATAAATTTTTTTTCTGTAAATATATGAGCTTTTTATTAGAAGATAAGGATGATTATGAGATATTTTTTTCTCATCAATGTGATGCCAGAACTTTTAATAGAGGTGCTGTAAAAAATATTGGTTTTATTGCGGCAAGAAATAAATATCCTGAACATTATAAAGATATAACGTTTATTTTTAATGATGTAGATACAATTCCATTTAATAAAATATTTGATTACGAAACAACACATGGAATTGTAAAGCATTATTATGGTTTTAAATATGCTTTAGGTGGTATTGTCGTAATGAAAGGTTCTGACTTTGAAAAAACAAATGGATTTCCTGGCTTTTGGGGATGGGGTATGGAAGATAATGTTTTGCAAAAGCGTTGTGATAAAGTTGGATTAAAAATTGATAGAAGTATATTTTATAATATTGGCAGTCCAGAAATTTTACAACTTTTTGATGGAATATCAAGAATAATATCCAAAAAAGATCCATGGAGGGGTGAATATGATAATGGACAAGATGGATTAATAAGTATAACAAAATTAAACTATACAATTGATGATAAATCAGAGAATCCTAATGATAATATATTTGTGGTACAAAGTCCTAAAATTAAATTTGTTAACATAAAAACATTTTTAACACATATTCCATTTGGTTCAGAAGAATATTATAATTATGATTTAAGAGAACCTAAAAGAAAAATAATAAATCCAGATAAAATAAAAGAAACAAAGAAAAATGTTGTAAATACAACAGATTGGACAAATATTCCACATTATCCGACTACAAGAGAGAAAAGGCAAAATGTCGCAAAATATTTGATGAAAATGGGTCGCTCAATTCCACCGGAATTATTAAAACAATTAGATGAAGATAAAAGAAAAGAAATAGAAGAGGATTCTTTTAATAATTTTAATAGACAATCTGATGAAGATAATTCTAAATCTTCATATAATAAAGTATCACATAACCAACTACAACAGTCTCATATAATGCCTCCTCAGCCACCAATTTATCAACCTTTAATTCAAAATGGACATATATCAAAAATACCAATACATATGCAAAAACCTCCACCAAACAAATTTTCTCCACAATATGCCACTCATATTGGTGCTAAGCCAAGAGCACAAGCAAGCGCAAGAGTTCGTTTAGGTGGCACATTTTAAATTTTATGCCAAACATAAACCATTTCTGTGTAATTATTTTGTCGTTTGGATTTTTTTAGTGGAAATATTATATGCGCTTCACCTAATAAGTTTTTAAGGACGTTATCATAAACTTCTTTACAAACATTAATAATAAAATGTCCTCCTTTTTTTAACCCGTTATAGCTTTTAGAAAAAATAGGGTTGTAGAATTTCTCATCCATTTCTTTTTTCGATTTATAGCCAATATTGTTTGCGTATTTTTCTATAAAATAATATGGTGGTGACGCAAATATGGTGTCATAGTCAATAGATGAATAATCGAAATCAACACCATCGCATATATGGATGCTGAATTCGGTGTTCGATTTTGTGCGCAAATATGTTACCATATCATCGTAAGGTTCTTTTAAATCTTTGTTTACTTCTATACCATAATATGCCTCCAAATTTAACGCTGCTGCTGCTACCGCTGAACCACCCCAACCTGCGCAAAAATTTAACACTCGTTTGGCATTAAAACGTGTATAAATCTCCATACAATTTAGCGGCCTCATTATATTTATTGCGCTTATACATATATTATAGACTTCTTTTAAAACTTTATACTCATGTTTCGTCTTATTTTTATTTTTAACATCCTCATAATATTTTAACATTGTTTGAATGAATTTTTTCTCTCTAAATGTATCTAAATTAACTAAAAACTCAAAATAATTTATATCATATTTGCCTTTTGTCTCTAGACGCTGTAAGAATGTAAAATAATCTACTATATCATTTCCTACTTTTGATCTCTCTGATATTGTTTCTGCTTTTTCTCCTATCTTTATCAATTTGTTCATTTCTTCTTCTACGTGTTCTATTTTAATATCTTTTATATATCTTGCTATATCTATCTTTTCTTGTTTTGTATAATTTTCTTTTAACATTATTATTTGTTGAGAGAAAATTTATTTTTTGATAACTTTATTATAATCTAACATATAATTTTTAAAATTTGTCACTTTTTTCTCTATATCACTATAATCTGGTTTTTGGATTATTGTTGGCGGAATAATTAGATACCATCTGTCTTGTCGTTGTAACTTTAACCAATATTTATCTATAGTATATTTTGCTTTTTCATTTGGATTTTTCATTAGCTGCAAAACACCTTCTTTGTAGTTAGATAATAATGTATTGTAATAATGTTTTTTTACAATATAACCAGTAGTGGTTAAACAATTGAAAATTTGAATACAACAATTATTAACTAATTTATAAGGAAGCATATTATTTCCAGCTATTAAAACCATATCCCATTGTAAACTGCTATTTAGAAATTTATTTATATTTTCTACAAAAAGTTGCGGGTTTAATATTTCTATATCATCTTCACATATTAATACATATTCATAATTATTTTTAATTGCCATTTCTAAACATTTTATGTGACTTAGACTACAGCCAATTGCTCCATTTTCTTTTTTAATAGCATTAAATCTCTCTAATTTATGTATATTTACCTTAGCAAATTCTTTTAATACAGACGCATTTCTGTCTGTTCGGTGTTCTAAATTTATATAGAATGTTGGAATATCTGTAATTAGCATATAGTATATTAGTTTATATTTTATTTAAATAATAATTTCAATCTATTTTTAATGTTATAATTATTGATATAATAAATAATATAAAGATTTATATATTATTTATAATAATGTTAATTATTAAATCATGGAGTGGTCGTACAGGCAATAATATATTACAGATAATTCGGGCAATACATTATGCTATAATAAATAGCCATAATTCAATTAAATTTCAACAACATTCATTACTAACTTCAAATATTATTACATTAGAAAATATAGAAAATAGTAATAAATCACAAATTATTGATACCTTCTTTTCTTTAAAAAAATATAATATTATAGACCCTGAACCATATATAATGAAAAAATATTTTCAAAAATATGTTAAACCTATATTTAAAATCCAAAGGGAAAATAATAATGATGTAGATGATAATGATTTACATGAGAATAGTATTTACGTACATTTTAGGGGTGGTGATATTTTTTCAAGTAATCCACATAAAGCATACGTACAACCACCATTATCTTATTATAAAAACATAACTAAAGAGTATGATACTATTAAATTAGTATGTGAAGATAAGAAGAATCCATGTATTAATGAAATATTAAAGCAAGAAAATGTAGAATATATAAGTAATACAATAGAGAAAGATTTATCTATTTTATCTAATGTATCTAATCTAGTAATTGGATTTGGAACATTTGGATTTTTGTTATATTTAATGAATCCGTACTTAAAAAATTTATATATTCCAGATTTTTTTGTAAATGAATTACCCAAAGGTTCATGGGGAAATTATATTAAAGTTCATATTATAGAATTACCTAATTATATTAAAGTTGGAGAATGGGAATTTAACGAAGAACAACGAAAGCTTATGATTGAATATTAAAATTTGTTTCTATGATAAGTAATCAAATAATTCAGTTTTTTGTAATGTAGTTGGAATACGACTATCTGTAATATCCAATTCAGTAATATTAAATGGTCTGTTTAAATCAAAAATATATTTTTTCTCTTCTATTGCTTTTTCTAAAATTTCACGCTTTCCTAAATTATGATATTTAGTGTGTGCCCCACTATAAATCTTTTTTAACATATCATCAATTGGCATAACCCAAGACATGTGACAACCATATATTTTGAATGTTTTCTGAGAACAATATCGCTGGTATTTACATTTAATACCTTTTACAGTTTTATTTATATTTTTAATCATACCGTATTTATAAATAGCAGGAGCATCAAATATCAAATTTGACCATAGATAAGTATTTTTGAAGAAAAACTGGTTTAACTTTATAGAAAGTGGATTATTTGCTTTATTGAGCTCTAATATCAATTCTTTGTAACAATCTTTATAAATAATTTCATCAATATCTATATCAATAATAATATCATCGTCGTGTAAAATAATGTCTACATCATTAAATAACCACGATCTTTGTATGTTTTCATTTATTTGATGACATTTATTTTCATCATTTACAGCATATTCAATATAATTTTTTAAATCTATTTTTTTGTATAAAAGTTTTGATTTTAAATGTTCTGGTATTAAATGTAATACCTTTTCTATTTCATATTCTTTTGGTAATCCGGTATGAGTAAAATTATATTCATACAATATTAGTTTATCAATATATTCAAACCCTTCGTGTAAATTAGCGATTATAAAAGGCAATTCATGTTTGCTATAACAATACGATTTCAAATATAACATTATACTATTAATAAATGTTATATTTTTATATAAATAAACTAATTATTTATGGGAGGTAATATCCTCTCCAGTATTTCTATTAAAATATCCTCTTAATTTTTTATTAATATTGTATTCCAATAATAATGAATCTAATTTATTATATTTATCATTGCACATAGCCCATCGGCCATACCCAATTGTATGAATATGTGGAAACATATTTGAATCTTGTGCTATTAAACTTGTTAGTTCATAATAAAACCGATTTTTATATTTACTTCTAAATATAGAGTTTGATTTTGTCTCTAAAATATTGGGTTTATGACATTTGATGGAATATAATTCTTTGAAAATATTTTTCTCCCATAATCCAGGCTGTAACGATATAAAATTACCTGAATCGTTAGGAATATTACAAATATTAACATCTTTATGAAAAATATCAGGGTTTGTATTAGAAGCACCGTAATTTTTATAACTTCTTATGTGTAAAATATCATTTTTATTCATAAAGTTTATTAATTTTACACTATATTCATTTGAAAAATTGTCTGTAATAACCCAATCTTCGTGTAAAAATAGAATATAATCATAATTTAAATTTATAATATTGGTTAAAATGCGGTCTGTATATATTTGACTATTGTTATAGTATACTACTTTAATTCTATCATCTATTTTATAATCATTTAAATTATCTACACAAAATATTATAGACACTTCATTCAGGTTAACATGTTTATATATTTGACCAAATGTTAAATCCCATACATCTGAATAGTCACTATGACTATATAAAAATATACAATAATTATACATTTTATATATTATAATAATAATTCTTTATATATTTATATTATTGTGTATTTGTTCTAATCTGTGAAATTGAGGTCTTATAAATAATATAAATTTCCATTACCTTTTGTAAAATCAATAAATACAGATTTATTGTATAAATTATTTTTCATCATAAAATATTTTTGTATAATATGATTATTAACTGAATCAATTAACCTATATTTATATTTTTTATTCTTAACATTGTTATTATTTAACATTTCGTTACTATCATATTTTAATTCATCACTATCAGGCCAATTATTTTGTAAAATATTCAAATAATCACAATTAAGTATAAACATATTATTAATAACAAAGTCAAATATGTATGAGAAAATTTTCATATTCTCGCTATTTGAAAACTCCCAATGGTCTACATATCCTGCGTTTAATTGATTCCAATATGAAGAATAAAAATATTTATAATCGTATTTACTTGGCTCAAAAATGAAATTATCTGGTTTAAATCCATTATGTGGACGTTTCAATCTAATCCCTATATCAAATCTTACCCGAATAATTACATCGTATTCAAAATTATTATTACTACTAAATTCTGTAGCCATTTTTATAGAAGCACATCGTGAATAAATCATAGAAAGTGTGCCTTGTAAATCATATGAAGTTCCATTCTTATATTTTGAAGATATCAATAAATTATGAAATTCTTTATTTTTATCTGATAGTTTATTTATAAAATTTATTTGGTCTTCAATAATTGTTTTTTTGGTATTTGGATATTTGTTTTTAATATTTTCTTCAGATTTTTTATCAAAAGAATGAATAAAAATATCTAGTGATTTCCCATCATTTTTGATGTGATTAATAATATTATCATAAATATAATTAGATTGTAATAAATTGTCTTTATTTTTATTTGTAAAATAACCAGATATACATAATGCAATTTTCATTTATTATACTAAATATATATATTAATAATATTACAATAATATTATTGTAATATTATTAATATATATAATAATATCACAATAATATTAATTTGTAATTACTAATAATATTATTATTAGACAAATATAATTTTCTACTTATCCAGTATATATCACATTTGTTGGTTAAATAGTTTCCTATGAAAGCAATATCATCACTTTTGAAAGTATTAAATACATGATTTGTTATTAATTGTTCGGAATAACTACATTTATCGTATTTGAAATCCCACATTTTCAATAAATTATCTACGCTACTAATTTGTATATAATCACAAAAGTATTTATAATTGTTATTACTTTTATCTGGACCACTAATTCTATGATAATCTAAAAAGAATAAAAAATTTAATTTATTATAATCTATATCATTTTTTAAAAATAAAGACAAATCTGTAAAATAAGCATCGCTTCTAATTTTTATTGCATTTTTAAACCCTAATTCTTTAGCCTTTAATAATCCATTATATGTAGATAATTGTTGTAACATAACATTTTGAACACCTCGTTCTTGAGGCATCTTATTAAAAACAACAATATCATTATCATTATATTTACTTTCCTCACCTTCCCATGTACTAAATATAATTGGGATATTCGTGTTTTTATACTTTTCTTTAAGAATATTCACGTGGTCTGATGGACCTTGAATAATTAAACAAATTTTATCCATTATATATTACACCGACCAAAAAAATGAGACAAAAACTAATTTAAAAATATAATAAAAAGATATAAATATTTTTTATTATATATATTACATGAGTGAACCACTATTAGTTATTTATTCACATTCGGAATATGCTGATGTCCTACATATAGCAACACAATTCTTAAAGCCTTATAAAAATAAAATATTGTTAATTGATAATAACTTTAAAAGAACTGAATATGATAATGATTACGTAAATATTATTCAGTATGACGATAAACAGCCATATG